GATAATGCTCACTGCTCGGGTACCGAAACACCAGCTTGCGCCACTTCCAGTACTCAGCCATAACGTCAGCGGTGGTGATCCCCAGTACGCTGCGCCCTTCCCTGCACCACTTGATGAACTGGCCTGGCGAAGGCAGGAACGGGCGATCCTGGCGACGCACCATGCGCATGCCGGCTTCAACCTGCTCCAGAGTGGTGATCCCGTTTTCTTTGAAGGCCAGCAACCCAGGTGAAAGATGCCCGCGTCAGCCTGATGTACTTTAACGCGCGCCATGTGGCTAAAACCATCCCGCGAACAGCATCCAAAGTGCTCGACATGGGAAACCTGGTGCATGCTTTAGCACTGCAGCCTGAAAATCTCGAAGCAGAGTTCAGCGTAGAACCTGAGATCCCGGAGGGAGCTTTCACCACCACCGCAACTCTGCGCGAGTTCATCTACGCGTACAACGCCAGCCTGCCGGCGCTGCTAAACGCTGACGAGATTAAAGCGTTGCTTGAAGAACATAACGCGTCCCTTCCCGCTCCAGTGCCGCTTGGCGCCAGCCTGGAAGAAACGGCTCAAAGCTATATGGCTCTCCCTGCTGAGTACCAGCGTATTGAAGAAGGCCAGAAGCAAACGGCAACGGCAATGAAGGCATGTATCAAAGAGTACAACGCCACTCTGCCGTCGCCGGTTAAAACCAGCGGCAGCCGTGATGCGCTACTCGAGCAATTAGCGATCATCAATCCTGATCTGGTGGCGCAAGAAGCGCAGAAACCGACACCGCTGAAAGTGTCCGGTACCAAAGCAGACATGATCCAGATAGTTAAATTAGTTAAGCCCGATGCCATATTCGCCGACGAACTGTTGGATGCCTGGCGCGACAACCCTGGCGAAAAGATTCTGGTTACCCGCCAGCAACTGGCCACAGCGCGGGCAATTCAGTCCGCACTACTGGCGCACCCGACCGCGGGCATGCTGCTGACACATCCAAGCCGCGCCGTTGAAGTGAGCTATTTCGGTTTCGACGACGAAACCGGATTAGAAGTGCGTGTACGCCCTGACCTCGAGATTGAACTGGACGGCGTGCGCATCGGCGCTGACCTGAAAACCATCAGCATGTGGAATGTGAAGCAAGAAAGTATGCGCGCCAGGCTGCATCGGGAAATCATTGACCGGGACTACCACCTCAGTACGGCTATGTATTGCGAGACCGCGGCGCTGGACCAGTTCTTCTGGATTTTCGTCAACAAAGACGAGAACTACCACTGGATCGCCATCATCGAGGCGTCAACCGAACTGCTGGAACTGGGCATGCTCGAGTACCGCAAAACGATGCGCGCCATCGCAACCGGATTCGACACGGGCGAATGGCCAGCGCCGATCACTACCGATTACACCGATGAACTGAACGACTTCGACCTGCGCCGCCTCGAAGCGCTGCGCGCTCAGGCTTAAGGGGGATATATGCATAACACAAACGTTACCGTTGCTGACCAGAACACCGTTATTAACTCCAACGTGGCTTTGTTCGATTCCCAGTATCTGAACGCCATCAGCACGTTCGCGCAGATTATGGCCCAGGGCACCGCTACTGTACCTAAGCACCTGCAGGGCAATCAGGCCGATTGCATGGCTGTAGCGATGCAAGCGGCACAGTGGCAGATGAATCCCTTTGCCGTGGCCCAAAAAACGCACCTGATTAATGGTGTACTCGGGTATGAAGCGCAGCTGGTTAATGCCGTGATTTCGCGCAGCGGCGTGCTGGCAAGTCGTTTTGAATATGAGTGGTACGGGCCATGGGAAAAGGTCGTTGGGAAATTCCATATCCGTAAAGGAGACAAAGGGGAGTACCGCGTCCCGGGCTGGACCCTGGCTGACGAAGCCGGGATCGGCATCATTATCCGCGCAACGCTTAAAGGCGAAGATCAGCCAAGAGAACTCGATTTGCTGCTGGCTCAGGCCCGTACCCGAAACTCTACCCTTTGGGCTGACGACCCTCGCCAGCAGCTGGCGTACCTGGCCGTCAAACGTTGGGCGAGACTGTTCTGCCCGGATGTGATTCTGGGCGTTTATACCCCTGATGAACTCGATGATCGTCGTGAAGAACGAGAGGTAAACCCGGCACCGGCGCAGCACGTTAGCCTTGCAGACATTTCAGGTGACAACGTAACTACTACTCAAACGGCTCAGGAATCAGCTCAAAACATCGATGCACTTGCTGATGATTTCCGTGACCGCATCGAGGCGGCTCAGGATGTGGATAGCGCTAAAGCTCTGCGAGCAGATATTGAAACCGTGAAAGCAACGCTGGGTTCTGCCCTATTCACTGAGCTGAAAAACAAGGCCGTGAAGCGTTATTACCTTGTTGATGCCCGGAACAAAGTCGAAGCAGCCATCAATTCCTTGCCACCTTCAGATGAGCCCGATGCAGCTGCGCGGTTCGCAGAAGTAGAGCGCGTTCTTGCATCGTCTAAACGCCATCTGGGCGACGAATTGCATGGTCAGTTCAGCATCACCCTGGCGGATATGAAACCGGAATACGTGGACTAACGAGATCGGGAGGGGAAACCCTCCCTCAAGGAGAAGAAATGCGACTGATTAATCGAGGCAGTAAGCAATCCCCTTTGGCTCGCCAGGCATGTGAAATCGCACTCGCAGCCCACCAGCAAAGATACGGCGACTATGGGCGCAGCAAGATGAAAGAGACCTATACGGTGAGAGTGGAAGGCGTGAAGGTCTGGGTTGAAGTGGTCAACTGCAAGGCAAGCTACGTGGCCACAGCAATGACCGGCATGCGCCGACTGCGTTCCCTGCCCGGCCAGGCAAACTGAAACTGAAATATCAACGACTAAAGACCGGCATATCTATACTCATGCCGGTTACCTGAGGTGAACCATGTCGCAGGTAATTTACGATTCAGAATGGGGCGTTGCTTCAAAACTAAAAGAGAAGACAGGCCTTACCGATCGTCAGATTAAAAGCTATCGCCAAACCTCCTGGGTAGAAGGTGTTCATTTTAAGAGAATCCCATTGGATGGAAGCAGCTCCGAAGAGCGAGGACTTGTCTGGTACAACATCCCAAACATTAACAGGTTTGTGAAGGAGGCATAATGGCTGCAATGCCAACGGGTGTTGAGATCCACAACAATAAGATACGAATAAGTTTCAAGTTTCAGGGCGTTAGATGTCGAGAAACATTGAAAGGATGGATCGTAAGTGCTTCGAATCTCAAAAAAGCCGGAAATCTAAGGGCCAAAATTGTAAGCGAGATACAGTTGGGCACTTTTGACTACCGGGGCGTGTTCCCGGAGTCAAAGGTAGCAGCAAAGTTTTATACATCTAAAAATATTACGACGTTCGCCGAACTTGCATCAACCTGGTATGAAAACCATAAAATCGATCTCTCACCCAATGCCACAAGAAGCTATGGGATAGCTGTAAGAACGTTAACAAAACTAATTGGCCCTGAAACGCTGGTTGCATCCATCACCAACAGCGACATTCTGGGCTGGAGAAAGGAATTACTGACTGGCGAGACTAACTATGCTCCCGAAAAGAGAAGAAATAAAACCGGCCGTGCCGTTAGAACAGTAGATTATTATCTGGCCATCCTGCGACAAATCCTCGACTATGCGGTTAAAAATAAAGTCATTTCATATCAACCATATGTCGGGATAAAAAGGCTTCGCAAAGGGCAAACTAAACCAGATCCGCTTCTGAGACATGAGTTTGAGCAGCTGAAAGGGACTGCTCCGGCTCAGCAGAAAAACATGTGGCAATTTTTTGCTTACACCGGCGTTCGGCCCGGGGAACTTTGCGCTCTTGCCTGGGAGGATATCGATCTTAATTCCGGCGAAGCTAACATTGCGCGCAATCTAACTCAGGAAGGCTTGTTTGGACCACCCAAAACCGAAGCTGGATACCGGACGATAAAGTTACTGGAGCCGGCTCTGGAAGCTTTGCGAGCTCAAAAGGAACTTACCGGGAGTGCCCCTAAGGTACCAATCACTTTTTACCACCGGGAGTTCGGTAAAACGGAAACGCAGAAACTGCACTTTGTGTTTATGCCTCGACCTCAGAAAGGCAAGCAAGCTGCGTACTATTCAGTCAGCTCAATTGTGTCACTATGGGATATTACGGTAAGACGTTCGGGCATTCGCCGCAGACGCCCCTATCAGCTGCGTCATACATACGCGTGCTGGATGTTGTCGGCAGGTGCTAATCCTGCTTTTATAGCGAATCAGATGGGTCATGAGAATGCAGAGATGGTCTTCCATGTATACTCTGCGTGGATAAATGCTCTCGATAGCGATCAGGTATCATTTTTGAATCAGCGCTTTGGTGGATATGCAAATGCCCCTATAGTGCCCCTGAAGGTAAAAACAAAGTAGTTAATTACTTGATTTCCCGGTGATATTTAATGAAAAAGCTGTTTGTGCAGTTTTATCTTTTGCTGTTTGTCTGCTTCCTGGTCATGACCATGCTGGTCGGGCTGGTCTATAAATTCACCGCCGAACGTGCGGGCAGGCAGTCGCTGGACGATCTGATGAAAAGCTCGCTCTATCTGATGCGCAGCGAGCTGAGAGAGATCCCGCCGCACGACTGGGCGAAAACCCTCAAAGAGCTGGATCTGAACCTGTCATTCGATTTACGCATCGAGCCGTTAAAAGATTTTGAGCTGGATCCGCCCGCCATGCAGCGTCTGCGCGACGGGGACATCGTCGCGCTGGATGAGAAATACACCTTTATCCAGCGTATTCCGCGCAGCCATTACGTGCTGGCCGTCGGGCCGGTGCCCTATCTCTATTATCTGCACCAGATGCGTCTGCTGGACATGGCGCTGATGGCCTTTATCGCCATTTCGCTCGCGTTTCCGGTCTTTATCTGGATGCGCCCCCACTGGCAGGACATGCTGAAGCTGGAATCCGCCGCGCAGCGTTTTGGCGAGGGGCATTTTACCGAACGCATCCACTTCGACAGCGGTTCCAGCTTTGAACGCCTGGGCGTGGCCTTTAACCAGATGGCCGATAACATCAATGCCCTGATCGCCAGTAAGAAGCAGCTGATCGACGGGATTGCCCACGAGCTGCGCACGCCGCTGGTTCGCCTGCGCTATCGTCTGGAGATGAGCGAGAATCTGACGGAAGCGGAGTCTCAGGCACTTAACCGCGATATTGGCCAGCTTGAAGGGCTGATTGAGGAGCTGCTGACCTACGCGCGCCTCGATCGTCCGCAAAACGAACTGAACCTCAGCACGCCGGACCTGCCCGCCTGGCTGCAAACCCACATCGATGACGTTCAGAGCGTGAACCCGCAGCGCACGCTGTTAACGCGCGTCACGCCGGGTGATTACGGCGCGCTCGATATGCGCCTGATGGAGCGCGTGCTGGACAATCTGATGAACAACGCCATGCGCTACAGCGAAAGTACGCTACAGATTGGGCTGGATTTGCAGGGCAATCAGGCCAGCCTGACGGTGGAGGATGACGGGCCGGGGATCGCCCCGGAAGCGCGAGAAACCGTGTTTGAACCATTTGTCCGCCTCGACCCCAGCCGCGATCGCGCCACCGGCGGATGCGGCCTGGGGCTGGCGATTGTCTACTCTATCGCGCAGGCGATGGGCGGCACGGTGCATTGCGAAGAGAGCGAGCTCGGCGGCGCGCGCTTCTGCTTTAGCTGGCCGGTGTACCATAACATCGCCCTTCCCGTCCCTGCCTGACCTCAACCGCACGCTGGCCTGACCCGGCGTGCTGTGCTATATGATAAGTATGTTGTAACTAATGAGAGTGTTTATGGCGACCTACGATCTCCTCGAACGGCTGAACAGCACGTTTCGGGAAATAGAACACGAGCTCCTGACCCTGACCGAACGTTTGCAGGCCTGCCGCCTGCTGGCCGCGCGCGTCTTTACCCTGCCCGAGGTGGCTAAAGGGGCCGAGCACGACCCGCTGGACGCCATCGAGGTTGAACAGCACATCGGCAGCGCCGCCCTTGAGCTGGCGCTGAAGCACTATCGCCGCCTGTTTATCCAGCAGCAGTCAGAAAACCGCAGCAGTAAGGCGGCCGTGCGTCTGCCCGGCGTGATCTGCCTGCAAACCGATGCGACAACGCGCGACGCGCTGGAAAGCCAGATTACCCATATCAACACCCTGAAAGCGGCCTTTGAAAAGATCATCACCGAAGAGTCCGGCCTCGCCCCTGCCGCCCGGTTTGAATGGGTGCACCGCCAGCTTCCGGGGCTGATTACCCTGAACGCCTATCGCACGCTGACGGTACTGCGTCACCCCGCCACGCTGCGCTTCGGCTGGGCGAATAAGCACATCATTAAAAACTTCACCCGGGATGAGATTCTGGCGCAGCTGGAAAAAAGCCTGAAGACGCCGCGCACCGTCGCACCGTGGTCACGTGAACAGTGGATTGAGCGCCTGGAACAGGAGTATCACAGCATCGCCTCGCTGCCGGTGGACACGCGCCTCAAGATAAAGCGCCCGGTGAAGGTGCAGCCTATCGCCCGCATCTGGTATTCCGGTCAGCAAAAACAGGTTCAGTATGCCTGTCCGACGCCGCTGATTGCGCTTTATGATGCCGATCAGGGGGCCATCGTGCCGGATATTGGTGAGCTTTTGAATTACGATGCGGACAATGTCCAGCACCGTTACAGACCTCAGGCGCAGCCGCTGCAGCTGATTATTCCGCGGCTGCACCTGTACGTGGCGGGATAACTATTTCAGGCTGCCGACCATCGCCTCCGGGCGAACCCAGGCGTCGAACTCGGCCTCCGTGAGATAGCCCAGCGCCAGGGCGGAGGCTTTCAGCGTCAGCCCCTCTTTATGCGCTTTTTTAGCGATCTCGGCGGCCTTGTCGTAGCCGATATGGGTATTCAGCGCCGTCACCAGCATCAGGGATTCAT